TGCCAAATAATCTTCAGCATTTGACCCGCTGAGATTCTCCAGCCTCTATTCATGAACTTTCTAATTCGGAAAAGTGATGCTATAGGATAAAGGCTACCTTCATAAACCAATGTCTTCGATAGAATAGCTTCTAATGCTTCTGAGGGAAGACTTAACTTATCCTCTTTGAAATCATAATAACACATTGCATGTGCAAAGTCAAAGTTATCATGAATCTGAGAGGGTGCGCCATAGAACCTAATAATCAGCTGAACCTTATTGGCAAGAGATACTGCATTATCTGTTAGAAAGATTGGTCTATAGGGTTTCTTTTTAGGATCTGCTTTTAGCTCTTCATTAAGCTTCTCTACTATTTCTTCAGGATGGTCTAGCAATTCCTGATATGCATTCTCTGTAAGCGATGAAGCAAACTCATCTGTTTCTGCTTGAGGTAGACCTTCAAAGTACTCATAAGTCTCTTGAGTCTCAGAGGCTACTCCTGCTGATTGCATCTGGAATAAAATACGTTCTTCAGCTATTCCTTTGATGTTAGTACTATTTTCAAGCTTAACTCTAACATCATATTTCCTCGCACGACCTGACGCGAGAAAATTTGCCCTATTAAATGCAGTGGCATAATACACAGCAGCACGCATCGTAGCGCTATGCGTTCTCAAATAGAAATCAAAGTCATGAGGCTTTTCGCCTAACAACATCGAGGTAATTGCTCCTCCTGTAACAATTACATTATCTCCTAATTCCCCTCTAAGCGTCTCATTCTCAATCGATGCAAGCCAATCCTTAATCTTCTTTCGAAGGATTAACTTGATAGTTCTTGCCTTATATCCAGGCATTATAAATCTCCTAAATTTCGAAATCCTATGAACCTAGGAAATCTCGGTTTGTCTTTAATACCATGTGCAAAGAATCTAAACTTAAGCATCTTCTCTAAGAAGTCTTCTTGATTTTCCCAGATCAACTTTCGATCATCGTGCGTAAGTATACCGGGAGCAATGTCCAATTCCTGGCCTTTATAATCAACAATAAAAGCACCAAGCGTGTCTCCAGCAACGAGACCTTCTTTTGACGATGATCTTTTAGCATAACCAAGCTCATCTAATTTTAGTTCATTTTGGTTAGTCATTAGTTCTTTAAAACCAATGATAACTGCTTCATCATCTTGAAACCTTTTTAGTTTATAGATGATACCTTCTTTCCAAGTACCTCTCCCTTGTTTATAAGGTGCTTCTGGGTCACGCATCATGATCCCTTCAAAACCTTCAAACAAACATTCTACTTCAAAATCCATCAATTCTTCATAGATCATTACTTTCTTTTGTTGTACCATGAAGACATTATCTTGTGCATTATTAAACAATGCACCTCTGAGTAGCTCTAGTCTTGTTTTAAAAGACCAATTTAGACAGCTCGGTGCTGTATAGTCGAACACATAGAACTTGATATCGCCCGGTTTGCTTCTTGACATAACATGACTCTGTGTCCTATTGTATACATCAGAATCAGTCGGGTCACCAACAATAAGCTCACCATCAAAGTGTTCTAAATGTTTGAAAGCATACTGTACTTGAGCTGATGGAATTGGCTTTCCTGATCGTGAATATGCAATACCATTCTTGACAATACAGCGTATTCCATCATATTTGGGACTAACAAAAAGAGGATACTTAAGCTCATCGAAATAATTCTGATAGCGTAACGGATCTTCGTTTGGAGCCAAGAGTGGCCTAAACATATTACACCTCATCCGGCACAACTATTACAAGGGGACCCACAATAAGTGGAATAGAGTAGCCGTTGACGGAAGGTGAATACTTAAGCAAAGCTGCTGAATTTACCTTTAATTCTTTAGGTAGTCCATCTTCATCAACATAAGCATCATGCTTTCTTCGATTATACATTACATCAACATGCTCTATATAGCCTCCAACAAGTTCCTGAAGAAACGGCAATGTTGGTTTCTTTTCAGGATATGTATGTAATGTCGTAACTCCGGTAACATCTACTTTGATACATTTGCCACTCATTAGTCTTTCTCCGCAGCAGCTTCTAACAATTCCTCATTTATGCTATCTCTGAACTCTTCAAGCCTATCCATAAATGTAGACATGTTGTCAAGACTTACCATCATCCATTCTACAATAAGATAATCTGGAATACCATATAAATCCTCAAGTTTATATTTCTTAACTAATACGTGTAGCTCGTTCTCAAATATTTCGTCCATACTGACCTCAATTAAAAAGGGAGCCATTTCTGACTCCCTCGATTTATTTAAGCGGACATGCGCCATTATCGCATTCACCGGACATCTCGAATTCGGCATTGGATAATGATGTAATAATCTCAGTACTTTCTACTAACTTTTCGTACTCTTCTTTTGTAACTTCTTGTAACGGAGCCTGTTTGAATCCATGTTCTGAATGTAACAAGAAAGATAAACTCTTATGATTATTCTTGTAATAGCGATTTAGATAGTCACGAATTTCAGGAATCTCTTCTTTCTTGTAATACACTGTACAAGAAACACTATTATCAGACCATATGGTTTGAAGACGCTTAATCTCATTTAATTGATCAAGTGCTGTCATGTCCTTTGCAAGACGTGTCCCTTCAGGATATGCAAACGGGAACGTAACAACAACTGTACCGTAATCTTCAGAACCATCTATGTTTAATTGATATTCAACAGGGTAACCATGCTCACGGCAAACTGCAACTAGCTTATGATCAGAAGCAATACGTATTCGCCTATACATATACTGTGCATATGCAGGATGAATACCAGGTGTTACTCCTGGAAGCAGACTTAAAGTACCAGATGGTTTAACGGTCGTAAGCTTGATAGAGCGATTGAAACCGTGCATAGTAGAGTAACGCGCGTCAAAATCACGAAGATATTTATAGCCATCAGCTAACCAAGAATTTTGCTCTTTAGAGGCTTGTAAGATACCAGTAAGACCAATTCCCATTCTCATGTTCTTATGAACAATTTGACCCGTTTCAGGGTGATGAGAAGGAAGAATCAAAGAATGTTTATTAATCCTATAAAGCAATTCAAGGATATCTAGGAATTCTTCTTTAGATTCCACATTGGGAAGAAAAACTTCAGCAAGACAACAAGTCTCATATGGAGCCAACGACTGCTCTGCACAGGGATTGTAACCCATCACTTCCGGATCAGGGTACTCAGTCTCATTAAGTCTTCCAACCTTACGCGATAAGCGAAGGTTAATGAGACCATAAGGTTCTCCTTTACCCTCATATCCATGCCAGAAGTATTCATGAAGATCACGGAGATCGTCGCAGGCAACAGAATTATTGGACATATCCCTCCAAGGGGGAATATTGCCAATATCCCATCTCTTAGCCAATAAATATTCGATGTCATCAGGATCACCTATTGCTATCTGCGCTGAACGTCTGACATTACCGGCAACAATAATTTTGCCAATAATATTCATGATGTCTAAAGCATCAATGGGCCTTATTTTCTTTCCACGTCGTCGTTCAAGGACTTCAGAGATTTTTCCGATGCCCCACACAAGATCTTCAGGGCCTGAAGCCACGCCGCCAAAGCCTCCGATGGGAGACCCTTTTCCACGTACAACTTGGGTAGAGAAGGTAAAGGTCCCGTTCTCTTGTCGTTCACTTAAAAATGCTGCCTTTAATGTTTTGCCAAGAAACTTAACCCAACCTTCTCTAGAATCTGGGATTATGAAATCTGCACCAGCATGATTAACTCTTGTAGGTGCTTTGAACCAATCCCTCACTACTGGAAGTTTGTCTACGTGTACTTTCTGAATGTTGTAGCCCACACCGGATCCAAGTGCCAGCATGTCCATTGCCCAACAGAAAGGGCGTATGGGTCGATCTACTACAGTGAAAGCACAATTCTGGAGTGAAGCTAAGCCCAGTCTGTCTACAGTCTTTGTGCCAAGTTGCCATAAGAATCTTCCTGCAACAGAACACTTAAGCGCGAGCATGTATTCACGAATACGATCCTCTTCATCTTCAGTGAAACCAACTTTCAATTGATCTTTACATGCACCTAATACACGTTCAATAGTATCTGGAAATTCTTCAGTTGGAGCATCTGCTCCTGTTTCTCCTTCAAATTTTCTTGCGTACGTCCGCTTGTACGTTAAGTAACCTACGGACGACCAAGGCGTTGTTGTTTCCGTCATTAATAATCCTCAACTATTTTTCCCCAACATGTTACAACAAAATCATTCAAAGCCATTTCATCAGACTTGTACGTAAAATGTCGGTTATTTTTTCTATTCTCAAATGCTGCATTAGCCTTTTGCATTTTAATCGCATCTTCTACTGTAACTCTAATAGTCCTGTTTATATAAACTTCAGCAGGATGTGGCGAGGAAATGTCATGATAATGCCAGGGCTCTATCCATTCTACATAACGTACGATAGGCTTCTCATCGTTAAGTAAGCCCATTTCTCCAGCAAGTTCTTTGATAGTTGTCATGGCGCTAAGCCTACATCCCAATCTGGGTAATTTTTAAGAATTTCTTCATATTCATCTGCGTCACAGAGAATCTCTAAAACTCTATTCAGAACCCATTGCTTGTGATGAGAACCATCATAAACACCATAACCAACAATAACATCAACTGCTTTCTCAATACGATTTTCAAGCTCTTCAGATGTTGCCATTAATCGAATCCTTTTGTATGGAGTGTTGGAACTTCGACCTTTTCGAAAGCGTCTGCATCATCCATGCTGTCACATGCAGAGAGTCTACCTGTGTCATATGAATACTTAACATTATTTACACGACCTGTAAGTCCTGTTTGCCGTGCTTTTAGAATCTGCATTAGGATAGTATTACGCTCATTATCATCGGCAGCTGTAAGATTACGAGCGAAAGAGATAATATCAAAACTGACTTGCTTAATCGAACCGCTTCCTCTAATGTCATCAATTGAAGGTAATTTCCCTTCTTCGAAAGATTTAGCACCACTACCAGCCTTCCTAAGATGACTAACGAGACCAATCCACACAGGATGGCGTTTAACCAAACGAAGTAAATCATTCATCACCTTATCATGGGCTTCATTGCCAGTTAAGTCCGCAGCGCCTTCAGATACAAGCATAGTGATATGATCAATAAAGAGATACTTAGCCCCACTAAGGCACATGTACTCCAATTTGTCAACAATTGAACTGTCATTCATAGATCCTTGGTGATCGAGCAAAATTACTCGGTCTCCCCCAAAGACTTCATCAAAGCCAACTTTGAGCTCCTCTAATGGGATCTCTTCTTTTGCAGGATTTCTCTGTAATACCATTCCAGCTAACTTTCTTGCTGTTTCTGCCGGGCTTTCTTCGAGAGATACGATTCCAACCTTATCAGTCGTTGTGGCCAAAACGTGGAGTATGATCTCACGGAGTATCGTACTCTTGCCGCTACCTGTGCCAGAAATAAATAGAGTGATTTCACCTGGACGCATTCCTTTAAGTTTTTGATTTACACCACTTAAACAAGGAGGATAAGGTACTGCGGGAATACTATTATAGGCCTCTAGTGCTTTCCATAATTCTTCTTTATTAATAATACCAGTAGGAGTATACGGAGCTGCATCATAGATATATTTTAAAAGACTTTTCCAACCTTGCTCTGTGAGTACTTTATTAGCATCTTTTAAAGGTAATTTAGTAATCTTTACCTTATCAATACCAATAATCTTAATACTCTCTTCAAGAGCTTTCTTACCAGCCTCATCTTCATCTAAACAAAGAATTACTTCATCGAAAGATCTTATCCAATCGCGGTTTTCAAGAAGCGCCTTAGTTCCCGACGCCGATGACAACGCCACAACAGGATACACTTGTTTATAACGTTCATACCAAGCTTGTGCAACCGATAATGCATCAATTTCACCCTCAGTAATAACTAATTTCTTTCCAGATGCATTAAACTTTTCTTGACCAAAGAGTTTATGCGATTTACCAATCCAGTAAAAGTCTTTAGGAAGTTTTCTAACTTTATAGATGTCTTGCTCATATGGATAGTAATGAGCATCCATTTCGCCTTCAGCATTAAAAGAAACTTTTACACCAAAGAACTCCATTACTTTGGTTGAGATTTGTCTATCTTCTAAACCTTTGCTTCTATAGTCCCTAATATCATCTGGAGAAACTCTTTTTGATACCTTTGTTTCTGTCACAACTTCTCCTTCTTGTGCAGGGAAAAATGTCTCGCATGAGAAGCAGAAGGAATTACCTTCTTCATAGATTTGTCTTGCATCATGCGAGCCACAGTTAACCTGATCTAGGCAGGGTTGATTTTTAACTACAATCTTTCCCATCTTACTCCTTCTTTTGATGGAGCGCTGCTATACCTAATAATGAGTATATTGTTAGAGGAAGAAAATGATCCGATTGAAAGCCGCCTCTCTGAATTTCAAATAGAATATTTACAGCACCAGCAGTACCGCACATGATCGCTGATAATACAAAGATAACAGAGAGAATGTTACGCATGTTGTTCCTCGAATTTCTTCATTTTGATTACGTCAGCCAACCTATCTTTATGTCTTTGCGTAATAGGCTCTTTGACATTCCAAGAGACCTTCTCTATAAGTGTATTATACCAAGTCGTATTCGTAGGTGCTTCAACAAAACAGAGAGACCAAGTTTCAGAATAAGATAGAGTTCCCTTTGTCTTATATTGCTCTAAGCAGATAAAATCAAATTCTTCCATTGGTCTCTCTTTAAACATTTCCGCAAGTGCTTTCGAAGATGAGAAGTAAGTTCTCCAATTAGACTCTTTACCTTTGTTACTAATACCATTTCCGAAGAATGTCTTTTTACCCAAATAAAAACGTTCTAAGTAATTATCTCTGATGACATATATAAAACCTACTGGACAATTCTTCTCTGCGTACTTACCACCCATCTGTTCACAAAAGTGCCAATGTCCATTATCAAACTTCTTCTTACTGAACTTTACAACATTATTAGGAACACTTGGTAATTCACCTTCAAATTTCATTTTTCTCAACCGGTAAAAGAATCTCCTTTCTTAACTCTTTAACAACAGGCCATTCTTTTGGATCAAAGAAATCCCTATGGCTTCGTAGGAGATGAATCATTCTACCATTAACAAGTAGTTGTTCAAACCAACCTTCACCATAAGCTATCATGTACTGTTCTACGACAGCTTCTTGATATTCTTCCTCATCGCTACAAGCGGTAAGTATCCTATCTGCCTTGATCTCACCAACGCGTGGTACTCCAAGAACATTGTCCGTAGGATCACCTTTGAGTAGCTGGCAATAATAATGTCGTATTGCGGATTTCTCATTAATAGTAATAATCTTCTTATCACGCATTAAGAAGTGATTTCCAGGAATACAACGCAAGTCTTTATCAATAGAGCAAATTATATAGTCTATTCCATAGGCTCTACATTCTTCAGCCCAAATCCTTATTAGATCGTCAGCTTCCATTCCATGTGCTGCTATGGCAAGATCTTCAGCTACTGCAAGCTTTCTTAACGTGGGCACAAAGATGTTTTGTTTGTTAGGATCTTTATGCCGATTCATCTTGTAAGTAGGAAGAATTGCATTTCTATAATTATTCTCACCTTTAACAGCCATTAAAAACTCTTCACAAAAGACCTCATCTAATAGCGCTTGAAGCATTTCCTTAAAGTTTTCCCAAGACTCTTCTAGATAGTATCGATCTTCTTCTTTTGTAAATTGAAGAGGAATGCGATCACCGTTCTCATCAAGAGATATAATTGAAATATTGTCCTTAGCTTTCTTTTTCCATCTTGACTCGCAAGCCATATATGCGAGTACGTCACCGTCGATAATAGCTAGCATCCTCTTGCTTCCTTCTCTTTATATCAAAGAGCATAAAATCATATGCGAGAGATACTTGGTGATTGTTATACCAATGTACAATTGCATGCATTTGTCCTAAATTCAATTTGAGACCTTGAATAGTAGAGGTATCTCTAACAATCACACAGTATCTTGGATCTAACTCATGTTCAGCTATATGCTTATGGGCATGCTCATATGTTTCTGCGAATATGTAAATTCGCTCATTCATC